AGAACCTCTTCATGGTCATAGACAAAAGTATCTTTTGGTTTATATAATTTATGATGTGATGGGTTATATAGTTGTGTTTTTTCGTTAACAAGTTGAGTTAGATCTCCATCTGATGAGAAAATGATTTTCTTTTCCTCTGGGGTGATTTGTGTATAACATGCAATACAATCATCTGTTTCACAGTACTTATATTCACCCTGTCTAACATATAGTTCTTCTAAATATTGTTTAACTCTCTGTCTTTGATAGTTATAAGAGCTTACTTCGTTTTCACTTTTTAATCTGGTTTTGGGGTTTTCTTTGTAATGACTGTATAGTTTCTTGCGTGATAGAGATCCTTCCTCGCCATCCCAAAAGACAACTATTTTGTCCAAATGATAATTTTCGAAAGACCTTCTAAGGGTATTGAGGAAATGATATATTCCCCCAATGTGTTCACCCTTATAGAAGTAATTCTTGACACCGTAAAACCCAATAGTCAATAAATTGTCGCCGTCAACAAGCAAAGTTGTCATTCATAGAAATTATTCGTAAATACTAGAAATTGTACTTGATACCTAACAGCACAAAAGGATTTTTTGTACCAAAATTAAACCCACCACCAACATCAATGAATTTCAACGCGCTTACCGTTCCCGCGAGAGATATCGTTGCTTCGGGCACTGTATTAACAAACATTAATGCGTTGAAACCGAAATTATTATATGGAGTACCGTTATTATCAATATAATGCTGATAACCAATACCCATACCGACTGATGTAAAAGATGACGCTGTCCAATCCTTTATGTCCTTATCATATGATAACATCGTGGCCGCAATTGAAACTGCAGGTCTGAACAACCACACATTCGGGTTTAATTCTAATGCCGCGGTTTTAAGATGATAATTAAATTGTTGTGAATTAACGGGTTTAAAAAATCCGTCCCATGGACTCTGTGAGAATCCAGAAATTGATATGACAACGAAAGCCAGTACTAATAATAGTTTTTTCATTCTTACTTTAATTTAAATTTATTGTTTATTAATCCGAATTAACCTCATCTTCTTCGATTTTCACATCGCTTATATCGCTAATAGGAACTCCTAGTCGTTCACTAATATAATCTCCTGCGATTTTCTTATATTCCTCTATGGATGCTTTTTCCTCTTTTTCATCCTTAGCGTGCATAAAATCGTGAGCAGTAATCAATATTTTACCATCCTCATATCCTAACCCGTTAAGATGATTCTTCATAACGCTTACTTTTGTTCTTGTTGCGATCTTAACCTTTCTACCGTTTTTAACAATAGATATTTTAGTAATTCCACCGCCTTTTTGATTTCCAAATAGAAACACCAATGTTGAATTTAACCATATTGCATTTCCACCTTTAGCCATAATTTTTGGCTGACCATATGGACTATCTGGAAGCTCAACCCAAGGCTGATTACAAATAATCATTGTGTTTGTGTATTTTGAATCGGAATGTCTCGAACTTCCAATTCTCTGGTTCAATCCCATTCCTATTTTATCTGATAACACGCTGGCATTGTGTTGTTTACCACCTTTTCCTTCATATGTCATTTTGCATGGAACAGAACCCACGGAATCCCATAAAAAACACAAATCATAGTCAATCTCTCCTTTATCCTGAGCGTTGAGCATTTCATTTATGAAATCTGTAATTTGTTCAATATATTTAAAATCATTTCTTAAAATAAATGTCCCACTCCATTTTGAGTCACCCGTTTTCGGATCAATATGTTCTTCACATTCAAAACCCATAAGTTTTGCGTGTCCCATTCCCCATTTCTGTTCGGTTATAATAAAAACGGGAAGTATTCCTTTTCTCTGTGCGTCAATCGCACTCTTGATTAGTCCTGTTGTTTTTCCCGTATCGGTATGTCCTAAAAGCATATTTATATGACCCATTACTGGACCAGGAATACCACAGGCTCCTAAAAACGCGTCACCTAAATCAAAATACCTATCTGGTTTAAATGACACTTCTACTGAATATTTTTTTAGTATTGCTGAAAAATCTTGTTTTTTAATAGCCATATTTGTTGTTATATAAAAAATTTATTAAATCGCCCATACCTTTAATAGATATGGGCGATTAGTTAGATCAAAAGGGGAGATCATCCTCATTATCAGGTTCTTGATCAGCCTGTGGATCAACAGGAGGAGCTTTAGGTGGCTCTGAACCTGCTATGGTTGATTGAGATGTTGCATCTGAAACCCATTTTTTGAGATCCTTATCATACACAGGATTTTCACCCTGAGCAACCATGTCAAGATACTCCTCTGGTTTCTTAGAATAGACATCCGACCATACGAGAGGATCGTTAAGCCATTTCTGTGCTGTTTCCTCATCGGTATGTAACGGACTCGGATCTTCAGGAATAATTGAATTTATTACTGTGTACACCTTTCCTGTACCTGATGTGGTCAAAGCCAAAGAAAGAATCAAATCACGACCTTTAACTGGATCGGTAATATCTCCCTTATTTTTCCAAATCGGGAAGATTTTATCAAAAACGCCCTCCATTTTGGAGTTATTTTTGAATCTCCAGAATTTTGGTCCATCAGCTTCGTGATCTCTGTCGATAACCTTTACAACAAAGAATTTACGCGCACGATACCCCTTTGACAAATCTTTATCAGATTCGAGACCTGTGGCTTCGAGGCTGTCTTTAACTTCGTTCAAAGGTGAACGCTTACCTTCCTGCTTCGGGTCCCAAAGTTTAACCCATTTTCCACCTACCTGTACTTCGTGGAAAAATACTTCTACAAACGGTGTGGAACCATCTTTTGGAGATAAAATTCTTATCCGTCTTTCTTCACCCTCAGAACCTTTCGGTAATACTGTGGTAAAATACTTCTTCATTCTTTCCTCTTGAGAGGCGAACTTGCTGCCGCTTGCGGCTTTTCTGTTTTTTTCGTACTGTTCTTGTACTGCTTCAAATGTGCTCATAGTTTAAAAAATTTAGTTAATAAAAATTTATGTAATCAAATATAAGTAAAAAATATATCATTACCAAATGGTGGGTGAATAATTTTAAAAATAAAAACCGACCTTGACGTAATTCTCCATCAAAGTCGGTTATATGTGATAATCTAATATTGTTATTAGTCATGTTGTTAAATATTGTTGCCGCATGCGGCGTAAATCATAATATAAATATAGGAAAAAATTATTCCAATATCAAGTGTTAAAACATATTTCTATCAATATTAGGGTTAAATGACCTCATTACGTCATATTTACCATAATTTTCAACATCTCCTTTAGTAAGTACATATTCATTCTTTCCTGATTTTTGCATCTCATCTTGTTTTTCTGAGAAAAATTGGTCAGGGCTTTTACTAAATGGATATGAATCTAACGATCTCATCTCAAGTTTCTCCATCGGAGTTTTTGGTTTAACCTGTTGAATTTGTGCGCCTAATTGATCAATCTTTGATAAAACTTGATCCATTTCACCTAATCTTGATTCCAAATCATTTAATTTTGTGAAAACATCATCTAATTTTTGGGTAGCTCCCGTATCTTGTCCTTGTGTGTCATCAAGTTGTTTTTTAATGCTCTTGGTCATATTAACTAAATCGGTAATATCAAGCTCTTCGGTTGTATCATCTGATGCTGGATCAGTCTCACCCAAATCTGTACCTTCTGGTTCAGCTTCAGGTGGTGGTAAATCCGCTGGGGGAGCTGCGGGGTCTGCTCCTGCCGCTGCTGGATCTGCTCCTGCTGTCGGCGGAGGTGGTAATGCTCCAGGATCTGCTCCTGCCGCTGGCGGTGGAGGAGGTAATGGAGGTTCTTGTTCTGATAACAGTTTCTCAGTATATTTGTTTATAGCGTTGAAACGTTTTAATTCTTCCTGTAATAATTTTTCCATATTTTTATATTTTAATCTTGTAGTAATTGTCTTCCGTCTTCGGTTATGTATTTCTTTTCATTAGTAATGCGTTCAATCAGACCATCTTTTGATCTAATTACATAACATTCGCCCGTTACTAAATCACAAACGGTTTCTTCTGCCCCGTCTTCAGATACATCTTTAATGATAGTTTTTTTTAAAAACTGTTCAATTGCTTTTTCTCTAGCGTCCATATTTCGATTTTTATATAAATATCTAGTAATTCACTAATTTCATTCTGATAATTTAAAATAAACGACTTGTCCATCAAGTAATCCCAATTTCTGCATTAGTGATTTTGATAATCCAATACCAACACCCGCTGGTTTACCTGGTATCGTTTGTAATATCTCAGAAGATATACCTGGTCCAACACTAACTGGTCCTTCATATCTATTACTACTATTATTCATATTTGTTGTGATAATTTCAGATTTTTGAATTTTAGTGTTCGGGTTTAAAAATATTGTTTTATGAAAATGATTAATAAGATAATCCGGATTTATTCTACCTAGATTAAACTTAGTTACATAAAAATCTTGTGAGTCACTTAAATTCTTAATATCGTTCCATATTATTGGGTGAGGATTATCAATACTTGCATTTGTTAATTGTGTGAGTATATTCATAGTGGTGCCGCTATCAATTGGATACTTAGAGGTGCCCATCTGAACTGCTACTGCTCTTAACCATTCAACTGCATCATTATGATATGTTACTTTTTGAATATATTTTTCACCATCATATCCATTATATGGTATTCCATATTCTGTTACTCCAGCTATATCTGTATTTTTTTCTTCATTAATTTTAATACCCCCCATATTATATGTGAAGCTAGCACCATTACTTGTTATTGTCTTATCATTGGCTGTATCACCCGTTAATTGCATTTCTTTAACTTTAACATCGGCTCTTTTTACCATTCTATCAAAAAGTGATCGATAACTAGCCAAAAATGAATCTGTTGGGTTTGGTAAAGATTGTAATGGAATTCTTGATCCTTTAAATGACGTTTCAATACCTGTTGTTCGAATAGTGTGTGTTACTTCTGTAATCCAATATGATCCCCTAAACAATGGGATATTTTTCAAATAAAAATACATTGTTGGTTGTATCATAACATCTCCCATACAAGTCACAGTACATTGATATGACGATGACCTATATATATCGAATAATCCAACATCAATTTGTGCCGTGCTGGATCCACTTTCACTTCGTCCTAATCTATCTAATACTATAAAAGATTCTGATGTGTTCTTTATTGATGTTTGATCTAATTCCACTCCTTTAAAGATGGACTGATTTTGATCACCAAAGCTCACTTCAAATGCGACAACTTTATTTGATTTGGCGAAATCCATTCTTGTGAAGACATCTGATGCTATAATGATGGGATTATTATTTACATCACCAATATTAAATCCATCATTTTTATATTTATTCTTCTTATTGAAATCAATGTCAGATAATTCTAAATGTTTTGAAGTTGGCCCAATATATTGTAATATGACTTTAGGCGAAGAATCCACATAATCAATCTCTAAAAATGTGCCGAACATATTTTCTGCAACAGTTTTAGATGGAATGATTTTTTTTGTATTTGAAAAATTTGTACCGTAAAAATTAACATATGCTGGTAATGCTCTTATATCGAACCCAGTATCTTGAACTAAAAGGCTAAGTGCGCTAAATAAATTGATTTTTTCATTTCCCTTAGCTGTTAATCTTGTTAATTTCTCCATATCAATATAAACAGAACTACCAATATCTCTATTCGCTTTATCCAAGAATAAGAATTCTTCCATTAATGTTTTTTGACCTATTGAATTTCCTGATGTCCATTTATCATTAAATGATTTAAATAAGTCGTATATCTCTAATTTAAGAATATCATCACTATACCCTCTTTTTTTACTTATATTCTGAACTTTTTCACTTTTTAAATCTTTTTGTATTCTAACTATTAATTGATCTAAAAATAATTCCAATCTCTTATCGGGTCCACTAACACTTATTGAATCAATTTTAACTGATGATGGTGATGTAATATTGTCTTTTATGTATGTGGTAAAACTTTCTTTTGTTGGAGTTTGTGCATCAGATCTCAATCCGGCATACATATAAATTAAAGGTCTAAATTGTTTTATGTTCTCTTCACTTAATTCGATGTTATTTACTGAAAAGAAATCTTGATAATATCCGTCTATATCTTCGCCTAAATAAAGTTTTACATTGTCGGTATTATCAATAATTTGTGAAGAATCAAATTCGTTTATAGTGAATCCAGTACTAGTAAATTGACCTAAAAGATAATTATCAATTTCTCTGGGATTTGCTAATGAAATTCTTATCAGACTATCGGTTGATAACATATTAAATGTTATATCGTCTAAACTTACCGATTGTTTTTCCTTAACTCTAACTAATAACCCCTTAATATCTGTTGGATCGGTATCATCTTTTGCCACAGAAACAATATCCTTTAATAGATCTTGAAATTTTGAGTATTTTACATCATATGGTTTATATGGAATTTCTTCATTATACTTTCCACTTGCAAAGTCCAAAAATGCTTGCTCAAACACATCCAAAATATCAGATTTAAATGTTGCGATCAAATCGATTACCTTTCTATAATTTGTTGATAATGAATATGTGCCTCCTGTTAATTTGAAATATTCGTAAGACGATGGAAATACATATCCACTATAATCAACATAATTCGGTGAATATGTTGTTCCAATATTCCATAAAATTCTAAAATTTTCTTGTTCCGCATCAACGAAACTACTCGCATCAATATCGTTATATCCATTACTTGGTAACAATGTGTACCTTTTATCTGTTGTTGTAAATTTTGATTCATCAATAAAAGTTGTCCAAGCGGTTCCTCCATTGGGCTCTCCATAATCTATTTTGGTTATTCCACTAGATATTGTTTGAGAATACCCAGTTGGACCAGATACAAAATCAAAGAACGCATAATCATTAACTATCTGATGAAATACAGTATCATAGAAGGGATGAAATCCGACATCGTTTTGATCGTTTCGGTCTATTTCTTTATTAAGACTAGTACCTCCCGTATAAATTCTACCTAATGTATTATCGAAAAACACATCACCGTTAATTGGAATAGTCACATTATTAATAATGTCAACGCCATCATTAATATATTTTTTATATCTATGATATATTGATCCCCATTTTAACATTAGGTGATAAGGAACATAATGTGATGACCCAATCTCTCTGAAAAGAGTTGAAATTAATGTATCCGTTTCTGTGACTCCACCACCATAAGATATTTTATCATCTAAATCCTTAAATGGTAACGAATTTAAAAGTATATATGCCGATCCGACATATTTTCCTGTTGATTGGGGAGAGGTAAATTCATCATATAATTGTTTATGAAAATATGGAGTATTTAAAATATGCTTATATTGATCTCCTATTTTTATTGTATTATTAAATAAATTTGAGATATATCCTTC